CTCCGTTCCACCTCTACTGAAGTGCGTAGGAAAAACTTCTTTCATACGTTGATCAATTAATTCATAATACTCAGGAGTGTTTGGGTCAACACCTTCATCGCTAATAAGTCTTTCGTGAACACCGTATGCAAAGCTTGTCATTTCCTTGTCTGTACCAAACCACGAATTCTCTTGTTGCCACTCCAACGCCTCTGCATCTGGTTCGGGCACAGGTACATCGGCGATAGGTGCGGCCTGTCTGGCCTGACGCTGCTCCGATAAAATTTCCTGCTTCCAATTCTCGACAACCTGCCGAGATATACCGGAAGAGGACACTTGTGCCAACTGCGCCTCGGTCAACGCCTTTTGTGCTGTTACAACCTTATCCGAATCGCCCGATTCGTGTGCATTTCTAAAATTTTCCTGAGCTACAACAAGTGCGGCGTCGGCACCATACTTGCTTTGTTTCTCTAAGGCACTTTGAGAATTTCTGATAAGCTTCAGGAGCCTCTGGTTCTCCACCTGTAGGTTCTGGGTGTAATTAATAGCCTCATTTGAAAGTTTTTCGGCAGATTCTTTCGCCCTACGCTCACTATGAAAGTCATATTTGAGCCTTTTGATGCGTTTTTGGACCTTTTTGCTGTATTTGTGCAGCTCTTGGTCATCTTCCTCCCCGGACGAAAATCGTTGATCCTCTTCAGGGCGATCATCTACAACCTGAACCTCTATTTCCTCGGCAACAGCCTCTAACCCCTCGGAATCCGGTTCTGGGGGCGTAATAGTAGTCCTTACACCCAAAAACTTGTCTTCGTTGCTCATTCTTTCTCTGTCTTCGCTCATTTTAGGCCCTTTCCACGCCCCTGGGGTCATTTACGACCGCTTCAACGGTATCATCGTTAATTAAACGGAATTCCTTACCATGAATTTTAATTCTTGTGCCGCTAAACGCACGAAATACTACCCAATCGCCCACCTTGCAGTACGGCCCGGTAGGAAATCGGGTAAAATTGGCGTAAGCGTCGGTACCCATACTTATTACCCAGCCCACAATAGTCGCAATTGACTCTTCGTGCTGAGATTTTATGGATTTTATAATACCGCCTTCGGTAGTTTCTGCTATTTCCGGGAGTGCAATCAGCAATTTATAGCCTTTCGGCTCCGGTAATTGCGACGCAAGGTTTAACGATGGCTCTTCCGAGTCCGTCTGGGCGGGAATTGCTCCGTCATATTCTTCTACTGCTTCTGATGCGAGTGTAGCCACTATAACCTCTCGTTTTAATATGCGCTCTGGGACAGCGTTATCTATTACTTACCCATTAATTAGCTATTTTCTCTTTTTTCTCATTTTTGCCAGTGTTTTTGCCAACTGGGCCTGTTTCTTCGTCTTGCCAGAAGCCTTAGACCCCTTCTTGGTAACCTTTGTAGCGTATGCAGATGTTGACATCCCAACTTTTTTAGCTTTTTTGCTAAAATCTCCGCGAGTTTCTTTGGGGGTCGCCTTTTGAATCCACCTCTTTTTTTGTCTCGCCATTAACTAAAGCTCACTTAGCCTATCCTCAATATCGATAACTTCGCGCTCTGTCCACGCCAAGCCCTCTATCGTGCCGCAAATCCTCCTATATTCCTCCATGTCCTTTGCTGACCCGACAGCAAGATGGTCAGCCAGTTCATTCATTTGATCCCTGATTTTTCTCCTGAGCAGCGACAGTACGTCCTCACTCACTGTCCAAATCCTTTACTATTTCCCTTCCTATCTTGAGACCTTCCAGTTCTTGGGACGCCTCAAATGTCTGTTGATTTTGCTGTGCCTTGAGCATTAATTCCTGCTCATCAAGGGAAAGCTCGGCAATATCTATCTGTTCCTTACTCTCAAGTTTTTCTCTTTCGAGAGCAAGTTCTGCCGCATCCTGCTGCTGACTGGCCGCAAGCTTCTGCTGTTCAAGCTGCTGCTTCGCGGCGTCTGCCTGCTGCTTGCGCTGAACTTCCATCTCGCGGATACCAAGTTCCCGCGCCTTCTGCTGAATGATCGGATCTTCCTGAAGGGCGGCATTTTCAGCTGCCTGCTGTTGCTGCTGCTTCTTGCCGATCATCTGGTCTGCGGCGTCTGCAACAAGAGTGCTGAGACGCTTCTCAAGATCTTCCGGCAACGGCTCGCCGAACGGCGGAAGCTTCACACCAAGTTCGGTTTCGATCTGATCGCGGAATATAAAGGCTAGGTGTTCGCGCACATGAGCATCGAGTGCTCCTGAAATTGCTCCGCCCATCGGACTATTCTGCATTTCCTGGGAAATCTGCGGATCATTCTTAAGAACCAAGTGAACACGCATGTGCGCCTCATGATCCTGATATTCGAACGCCTTGACGGGTGCCTGGGTAAGCATGTCCTGATTTTCGCTAACCGGATCTTTCGGCGGTACATCATCTGGCTGCGGAACAACCTTATCGGCATTCGGAATTCCAATCAGTTCCATCATCTGTCGATGAAGTAACGGCAGGTCATACATGTTCGGTGCCTGGGCAGCCAGTTGGAGTGCGGCCTGATACTGCATGATGCGCTGTGCCATCGAGCTTGCATTCGGATCGGATACCGGGACTACATCGATTCTGTCATCGAAATCCTCGGCCTTGATCCCTTCCCCCGCATCCGTCTCGTAGGGATAGTCGGGTTCCGTATAGTCGCGGATGATCTTGGCAAGAATCTTATATTCCTGTTTCAGGCTGGCGTGGATACGAGCCTGAATTGCGGACTGCACCTTCATCGTCCGCTCCATAATCGCAAGAGTGGTCCCTACGGGAGCCTCCTGATTCATGTCTGCTACCTTAAGATCAGCCATCGACGCAAAACGTCGGCCTTCCTCCACGATATTACCCAGTAACTGGTAAAGAACCGGAGAAGGTTCCTTATAGGGAAGGAAAGTGATGTTGTCCCGGATAACGCCACCCGGAACATCGACATCCCTGAATTCTCCCGGCATGATGGGCGTGTCGTCGCCCTTGATTCTGAGTCCACGAGTCTTGAGTCCTCCAGGCAGATTGGAAAGTGTACCCGCGTCTACGAGTTGGCGCAGCAGGCTAGTCGCCGATTTAGCCAGACCACCGATCATATGGATCAAGCCGAGATTATAGAATCCGATTCCCGGAACATATCCATAATGAACAAAGTGTTGCTTCTTAATTTTATGCTTGTCATCCTCGTCCCAGTTGCGATAAATCGAAAGAATGATGGACGACGACTTATCTATCGTGATTACATAGGGAAGTGCAACTCCGTCGGGATCTTCAAATCCGGGAAGATCGAAATCTATGTGCATCTCCAGGAGCTGATGGCGATCCTCACTATCGAATGAGGGGGATACGCCGCCAATCTCGTTGAACTTCTCGGTGATCGGATTTTCCTCGATATAGGATGAGGTCAATTCGACATCACGATAAAATCCGCTGACCTGAAGTTTTCGCACCTGGTTCGTGCTTCGTATCATTACATGGGTATAGCGTTCCGCCTGCTCAAGATGGGCCTCGTTGTATGCAACCACGAAATCTTCCGCAGGAACGAACATCGAGGTGGGTCTGCCCAGCGACGGATCGAAATAGATTTTACGGAATGCGGAACCTGCAAGGGGAAGGCTAAAAAGAAGCTTCTCGGTTTCAGACCGATACTCGGTCATAATCTCAAGAAGCTGGAAGTTCATATAATCCTGTACGCGCTTGGCCTGCTTTTCCCTTTCCTTCGTGACGAGCCCCCAGATCTGGGTCTTAACCGGACCCTTCGCCGGCATGATTTCCTGGATCGTCTCGCTCTGGAATCTGACCACGGCTTCGGAAAGCATCGGATGGAACACACCGCAGGCACCTGCCCATGGCGTAGTCCGGTCTTCGATCTCCAATCCTAGATTATCGAGCCCTTCCTCGTAGGTCTGTTCCCAGTCGCCCCTGCTCCTTTTGTCGGCATCGAATTTTCCAATAAGATCAACAGCGATAGTACGCAATTCATTATCATCTATGACTTCTGCCAGATTCGAATCGAACTCTGTGTCTATACTGCCTAGATCAGCTAATGGATCGAAATCAATTTCGATACCACCGTCTGCCAGTTCGGTAATAAGCGACTCGCCAGGAATCTGCTCTTCTTCGACGACAACAAGTCCTTCCGGTGCCATACCGAAGTCGTCTTGATTAAGCAATTCTTCTAAAGTCTTATCTATAGCCATGTACTACTCCGAGTCCATTATATAAATGAAGATAAAGCAACATATAGTCAAGCTGATTAATAATAATCGGCCTTTCTCATCGGCAGAAAATCGTCCATGGGCTCATCGGATTCAATCGAGATAAAGCCGCCCCTTCTGAATCTGAGCAACGCCTGGGTAGAGGAGTCAACCAAGTCATCATGATCGCCCAAGGGAAAGGCGGCAAATTCCTCGATCACAAGCTCCGCCCACCTCGTTTTGGGTGCCCAAACATGACCGGATGAAAATAAATCCGATACAGCATTCACTCTGGCAATCTTATCATGTCCCCTGCTCGGCGTGTACTCCCCCACGGGTATACCCATCTGGCGCAGTTCGAAGATCAGGGGAGTTCCTGCGGCTTTCGCTTCCACGATAAACGCATCGGGATCGTATTCCTTGTACATTTGATAGGCGCGAATCTTCAGATTGGGAAATTCCAGCCGTTCCTGCAGCGCATCCAGGAGAATAATATTTGTTTCACCGTCATTATTGGTGAATACGCCCCATGTGGTACACGCACTGTAGTCGGCGGTTTCCTTTGCGAGAAAAGCGGTATCCCACGACTGGATAACGAAGTCGCATTGCGGTGGATCTTTCTGCTCCCACTCCCTCCACCACTCCCTCTTGATGATTGCGCCTTCTTCGGAAGAAGGGTCCTGCTGATACTGTGCGCTCCATTTTGAAAGAGGAAGCTCTGCTTTCAGTGCTTCAAGCTGTTCGATTGGCCAGAATTCGGGCCATACGGCGTTCCCGCTCGGCAGGATAGCCGGAAATTCTATCACCTCCCACTCATCCGCACCCCCTCTTTCGATGGATGCTTTTATAATGCTTCCCGTCAAATCCTTTTTTGACCAGCGGGTCATCACGAGACAGATCGCACCTCCCGGCTGGAGACGCTGACGGGGGCCGGAGGTATACCATTCATAGGTCTTGTCGTAGACGGATGGATCATTCATTGCCGCTTCCTGCTCCGAATGCGGATCATCCACGATCAGGATGTCGGCACCTTTACCTGTTACGGCACCGCCGACTCCGATAGCGAAATATTCTCCGCCCAGATTCGTGTTCCATCTACCTGCAGCCTTCGAGTCAACGCTCAACGACACATCAGAAAATATTTTCTGATAATCCTCTGATCCGACCAGATTACGGACCTTACGCCCGAAACCGACTGCGAGTTCGGCGGTATGCGCCGTCTGAATCACCTTTCTGTCAGGATATTTTCCCAGATACCATGCGGGGAACAGATGGGACGCGAACTCGGACTTGGTATGACGGGGAGGCATGTTGATGATTAGTCGTTTCAACTCACCATTAGCGATGCGATTAAAGGCATCCGACATGATTTTATGGTGCCCGCCCTCAATAAATGCGGGCCACGCCACCCTTACGAAGGAAAGGAAGTCATCCTGTGCGCCTTTTCGCGTTTTCGCATCAGAAAGTTCGTCCAGCAGGGCGAGAATCTCTTTTTTGTCGCTGTCGGAAAGAGAATCGACATTCTGGGCAATCGCAGCGATATCTACGGTCAACGATAAAATCCGGGTTTATTCATCTTCCATCTTCGATATATTGACAACAAGCTTAACGAGACGATGCCACATAGCACTATCCGTTCCATGGTCTGAATTTTTGAGATATTCCTCCAGAACTTCATTCGCTGTTTTCCCGATAAATATAGCTTTACCATCGCTTTGTAAAGAATAGTGGTTGGGAAATTTTTCAACAAGTTTTTTCGCGTCGTATTCTTCATATGTATTGGAACGAATAGATTCGATGGACCCGTCAAAGATTGGATGCTCGTCAAGAATCTTTTTCAGGCTGTCTCTTTTGTAGCCTTTATAGGTTCTTTGATCTCCTTGGATAGAACTTGATTTTATTCCCAGTCCCTTTAGTTGATGGGCTAGGGAGGTGGGTATGAGGGGACGGCCATTCCTCCATTTTGCCCAAGGACGATCCTTCATCACTACAAGGAAATCGCAGATATCCTGAGACCGGAGAACATCCCTCCCCTCGAACTTAAAGATGCCATCCATATCATGAACAAGCTGGATTCTCAGACTGTACCCGTCGAATTCTCTTTGATTTGAATGTCTACTTTTCCGCCGAGAGGCAGCACGGTAAGCTTCAACAGCCTCCTGAAGGGCTTTAACAAGCCTTTCGTCCATAAAAATAATATTTTAGTGTAAGTAATAAAGTTTAGATAATCTATACTAAGTAATTTATACTAAGTAATTTATACTAAGTAATTTATACTAAGTAATTTATACTAAGTAATTTATACTAAGTAATTTATACTATATTTATCAGTATTAATACTGATAAATATAACTAATATTTTATATAGATAATAAAGTCTAAATAATCTATATATAATATATATATATATATACTATAAATTTTATAATAAAATATATATACTATATTTTTTTTATATCTATGTAGGAACAAAGGATAAAGTAAACTGTAAGTAATGTCAAAAACTGTGTACCGAATGTGCAAAAGACTGTTTTGGCGTTACCAGCCTCCGCCGATTCTAGGGGTGGATGGGGGATACTGGGGTGTTTTTTTTTCTGTTGCCCACCCCACATAAATTCTTTTTATGGCGTAGTTGCTAGGTTCTGAGCTGTTCCACTATGATCAAGCTTTGCCCAACTGGCTCGATCGCTGCTCAAAAAAAATTAGGATATAGGCACAAAAAAAGAGAGCGCACCTTTCGATGCGCTCCCTAGCTTATGGCCAGTTAGGTCATGCTGTGAATTTCACCTTATCAAATAATTCTTTGAAATCCATCGGCACTATATCTGAGATCGTATCCTTGGTTGCTCCCCGAATACTATCTCGGATAGCGTTTAGCTTCAATTGGATTTCATCTTCGATCTTGTAAAGATTCTCAAGCGAACGTCCATTAGAATCCGTCAAGTCAAGAGACGCTAGCCAGCCTTTATTTACTTCGGTTAGCCTCGTGACTTTTCCTGATACGGATTCTGCCACTTCTGAAGGTGTCTTAGTTTTGTTATCACTCACCTTACGTAGTGTGGCTTCAGTCAACCTAATTGCCTCATTGCGGTCATGATGATAGCAAAGCAATCCTTGCAGTAAGAGGTTCCTCATATTGCTCACACCTGCCCTAGCTCTTTGGATAGCACTTTCTTTAGTCTTTTCGTCAGCATCTTTAGTAATTGCTATTTTATGTAGCACTGCTGACGTAAAGACATTCACATGAAACTCACTCATAACTTTTATGAGGCTATGAACTCCATCTTTAAGACTATCAAAAGTCATTACATCATTAAGCATTAAGCAATAATTCTGCCCAATTGTCTTAATGGCTTTATTTACTTCTGAAGTCTTATCCTGGCGCGCGACAATTGCGCGTCCAGTTCCAGTGGCCAGAGTGGCCCTTTCCTTGGTTGTCATTTTCTTCCGTTTTTCTACTAGTGTGGCAGTCATTATATGACTCCTATTTAATGATGATGAAAATGTGGCCATAAACTTACATCAATGAATAACGTATCATCAAGCTTTAGTCAATAGGTATAAATCAATTTATCAACTGCCCCTAGTTTTACTCATAAATCAATTTATGGCTATTGCTGACCCCACACAGTTGCGAAATTCGACCTGGGGTTACAATCCATTACAAAAAAAAACTCCCCAAGAGGAGTGTAAGAGCTAGTTTTTTTCTACTCTATTGTAACCGTTGCTATGCTTCCAGGTTCATAATGAGCCCCAGCTTCTCCAACAATTCCTTTTCTATATCTTCAGGGCTTCTACTTTCGAAGGTGACATGGGTGGAT